GTCTCTATAGAATCCAGATACTTGTTGTTTTCTTAATTCGTTTTCAGAAATTTTTATTGTGTGAATTATCGCTTCCGCATCATCTAATGAGGTAGCTGTATACGGAACGATTAATTCATCTGCTGGTACAAACTTGGAGACTGCTCTACCAAGTGGTACATCGTAGTAAACTTTTTTAAATGTAGATCCAGCTAATGGTAAATGAAATAACATAGAATCGAACTCAGGTTCGTATTCTTTCATTTGATCCATAACTAGATAGTTCATAAAATCTTTTACACGAGTAGCTTGTTGTTCTGTTGCAGGATTTTTAACACCAATAACTTGTGTTCTTACTGGTCCATCTGCTGGTAATAATTCTTTGTATGCTTGTGCTTGAAACTGTGTGACTGCTTCTGCAAGAACTGGGTGTGTTGCACCACTTGCTCCTTGAAATGGTTCTGTTCTATTTTCATATTTAAATCCTAAAAGATCTAAACCTGTGATGTATGATTGTTCCCATTCTTTTCTTGATGATTTGTAGTCTACATAATTTGCAACCATTTCATTACCGATAGGTTCTAAAATATCATCGGGTAGTATATCTGCTAAATTATCAAAATGTGATTCTGTACCTGGTATGTTTATTGCACCTGGTTCAAAGTCTAATGTTGCGCCACCATCTTCTTCAGGGATAACTTCTACAGGTCCTTTTAATTCTTCTGGTTCCTGAACCGTAACCTCTTCTGCTATTTCTTCTTCCGAAGGAATATCAATTTTAGTTCTAGTGTTCGGGAGTCCTTTATCTATATCTGCCATTTATACTCCTATCTATTCCTAACACGTTTTAGTAATGAAGGCAACCCTTGTGGATTAGGCCCGGATACTGGTGGTGGGCCTGATGCTACACCAGCTATTTTAGCAATACCGCCACCTGCAAAATCATATAATGGTGTTGGTCTTACACGTTGTCCACCAAAAATGCCTGAAGCACCATAAGCCTGTTCGGGGCTAAATTCTTGAGCAACTTGAGATGGAAGCATTCCTCTCAATCTATTTCGTTCTTCTAAAAGAGGTCGTGATTGATAAAGATTTTTATTATCTGGATCAAGAAATCTTGCTATTTGAGTATCTTTAAGAATTTCTTCTAAAGAAGCTTCGGATAAATTTTTTTTTCCAATCTTTAAATTTTCATCAAGTGTTAAAATTTCTAGTGGTGTTGGAAACATTTTTAAATTTAAATCCATTTGACTTGGTTGTTTTGGAAACATACGACTAGGTTCTGTATCCATATAATCTTTTACCGTAGGTATACCTTTCATTTGATCTTTTAATGATTGTTTTGCATAAGTTGATTTAGCCATCTGTGCATCTGCAATCTCTTGTGCTTTTCTATCTATAAATTCCACTATTTCAGGATTAACATAATTTTTTTGTAATTCTTGTTCTGCTAATTGCAGTTGTACTTGCGTGTTTTTTATGTCAGAAGTTAAATCACCAACATAACCCTCACCACCCCGATCAGTTACATCTTTAAGATTTGCTAATCTTTCTTGAAAAGAATTTACTTTAGATTGACTTTCTTTAAATTTATCTACAGCTAATTTATCTGTAGCATATTCACCAAATTTTTTTGCTTCTATACCTGACGTAAAATCAGTTGCACCAAATGTAATTGTATCTATAGATTTTAAAGCAGCATCAGTTGGTTTTTCACCTAATAAAGTTCTACCCACAGCCTCTGCTCCTACAAAAGCTATTTCTGGTGCTACGCCGTATTTGACTAATGTTGTTCCAAATCTTCCAATTCCTTTTGCTGCACTTTCTACTAATTCTCTCGCAACAAAACCTTCTTGTCCTTTTGGTATATTTAATCTACGTACTGCTTCTCTTTGTTCATTAGTTAATTTTACTCCAGATTTATTTAATAAAGTTTCAAGTGTTGGTCTTGTTCCTACTTCTTTTTTACCTAATTTAGTTGCTATGTCTGGACCTAAACGAGAATAAAATTTTTTTACAGCTGCTTTCTTTTTAGCTAAAGTATCTGCATTTTTAAATTCTGCATTAAAAGTTCTTCTTGAACCCGCCTCTATGCGATTTTGATCTGCAAAAGTTAACATTACATTGAAGGGGTTTTTTGCAATTCCTTGCACATGTTGCACGTTAAATAAAGCTTGTCTAGCTCCTGGTTTAATATTAGCAAGTTTATTTAATTCTTTTGTTAAACCTTGGGTGTATAAAAACTCTACTTGTTTATAAGGTAAAAGAACGTCGTCTGCTTCATAACCACTAAATTTATTAATATCATCTATTAAAGATTTAAATTTAAATTCATTGCCTTTTCGATCAACTAAAGTAATAGCCTCTGTTTCTGTTTTATTATATTTTTTTCCTTTTTGAGGTACAAAATTTTTAAATTTAAAATAACCATCTTTTGATTCTGCTGATCTAATAAAATCAAACCATAAACGGTTTTCTGGTCTTATACCTTTATGATATTTAGGTAGATCGCCTCTTCGTTTTTGTTGATTTAATGCAGCTTTTTCGTTGTCTAATGCTACTTGATCTGGAGATCTTTCTAATTTTCTTTTTTGCTCTCTTAATAATTTTTTTTGTTTTTTTTCTGCCGGTAAATTTTTGTATATTTTTTTATCTGATGCACGATCTCTTATTTGTCTATCTGTTAAACCTTGAGCTTTAAATTTTTTTAAATCATCTCCAAGAATATTTTTTAATTCTTCATCAGTAAAAGGTTTTTGAGATTCTTCATATATAAAATTTTTTAACGATGGATATTTTGATGGCACTAAAGATTCTATATTAGGTTTATATCCTATTTTACCTTCAAGCAATGTTTGCAAAATTTTTTTACTTTTAAAATTAGTTCCTTTTTCTTTTGCTACTTCTTCTATAGCAACTGATAATGGCATGTTGCCTTTACTAAACGGCACTCGTCCACCTTTAGCCATGCCTGGTCTAGTTAGATGCGCCATCATTTGTGAATAGTCTGATGGTTTCATTATTCTCCTAACATTCCGGCTAGTCCGCCAGATGCAAAATCATCAGGTGCTTCATCGGGAGCAGGTCCATATTTATTTTCTAAATAATCTGCTTGTTCCATTGGGTCTTGAGTAAACCTTTCATAGTCCTCTCGTTTCTTTTGAGCTTTAGCAGCTTTTTCTCCAATTAATTTTTTACCAGTTGCATATTCTTCTAAAGGACTTATATCCTCCATTAAATCATCAACATTATTAACCACACGCTCGCCATCAAATTCCATATCACCATCTGGAGTTGTAACACGTGGTTCTGACTCGTACGCCTCAAATTCTGCATCAGTTTTAGTGCCTCTTCGTTGCACGAATCCTTCTCTATTTGTTATGAGAGTGGGTTCTATATCTTCAGGACCTTTAACAATTAAATCTACTTGATCAGAATCATTAGATGCTCTTGAAATATTTCCTTTTTCATAAGGCTTGCTAGGATCTAATCTTAGTTTTGATCCGTAATTAACTCTTACAGTATTTGTATCTAAATCTCTGTAAACGGTAACTTCTGCAAAATCATTTATTTGTTTAGTGTTAACTAATTCTCGATCTTTAACTGCAAATTGTTTTGTAACATCATCTCCCTCTGCAATAACTTTGTTAACCAATGAATCAAACCATGCTGGTTTACCTGGAGCTGGTGGTGTTGTTACAACTTGTGGAATTTTACTTGCAATTTTTGCACCTTTAAAAAATTTACCAACAATAGGTAATGCTGCTAGGCCACCTGCTATTTTTAAAAATTTTCTTCTAGACATACCATCTTTTAAACCAACACGTCCACCTGTTGCCATGTCTTCTGGATCAATAGGCACATCTCTTTCAAAAATATGATCAGTAACGCTTTCATCATTTACAATTTTTTCTCGGTCTGCTTGTGATAAATTTTTATATCTACCTTCACCTTTTAAAACTTTGTTAGCTTCTAACATTGAATCCATTGGTTTCATTTGTTTAATATCTGTAATAACTCTTTCAGTAGTAACCATTTCTTCTGCAAAAGGTTTACCAAAGTTTCCCTCAATAACATTTTTACCAGAAGCTTTGTCTAGCATGTCCATCATACCTTGAGTGAATAGTTTTCCTTCAGGAGAATCAGCAGAAATAACTTTAGGTTTTTGTGGTCTGTTAAGTTGTAAAATATATTTAAGTTCTTGTTCAGTATAATTATCTAGATCAACACCTTGTTTTCTTGCGGCTAAAACAAGTGCTTGAAATTTTTTTTCAGCTATATCTCTTGTTACGTTGCCAATCTGTGCAATCCCAGATCTTGCGCCAGACTCTTTTGCCGCCTCTTTTAATAAGAGGTTGCGTAAAAGATCTAGACCTTTTTTCTTTGCCATTATTTATCCTTAAAGCCGGCTTGTTTTAATTGACTAGTAACGTTTTTATCTGACATATTTTTAATTTTGTCATATGTGTCACTATCCATAATTTTACTTTCATCTTTAAACGTTTTAGACGATCCGTCTGGCATTTTCATTTTAACAGTTTCTCGTCTTATTTTACCACTGCCAAATAATTTTTTACCTCTTGCTTTTTTTATAATATTTAATAACTGATCTTTTCTTTCAGCTGCGGTCTTTGCTATTTTTTTACTCGCTGCTTTTTTTATTCCACCGAGTGTTAATATTCCACCGCCTAGTCCAAATTTTTTTCTCATTAGTAATATTTCCTTTTAGGTTTTTCTACCTTTTCATCTACGTAATCTTCAGGGTGA